TAACAGACAAAGAAAAAAAGTAGTTAATACTATTCTATCTAGATCAAAGGCATACTCTAAAGATTTATTAGAAACTGCTATTAATAGAACAGGCAACCCAGATGCAAGACTAGGAAGACTAGTTAAAATGTATAGGCTTGGTAAAACTGAAAACAATATTAGAGATGCTATAAAATTGATGGCTCAAGATGATGCTTCGTACTTACAACAAGATGCAGATAGACTTAGTATACCTGTAGCTGGAGAGTTTTTATCTGCACCTATTGTTGAACCTAAAGATTTAACTGAAGAACAAATGGATGCTATTATTCTTATTCTTGAAGCAAGAGCAGATGAAGCTACAGAAATTAGATCTATAGGTGATATATTTCCTAAGATAGATAGAGAAGACTAAAAATAAAAAGGGGCCATGTCAACCGAACCAAAAAACACAGCCCCTTTTCTCCCCTCACCCATCTTCAACCACGAAGATCTGTATATCTTTTACACCACATAAATACCTCTGTCAAGTGTTCAATAGCTTTTTCTTTCTCTAATGATTCACTTAAATTATCCTGTATGTATTCCTCTAAAGGGTCTAGCTTTTTGGCTACCCCTTTTATGAGATGATACTTTTTATTCTTGATGTATTGTTCTGCTTCTATAATTATACTCATACTCCGCATGAACCTCCTTGACCACTGATGTCACATATGTCGTGAGTCTCTACGTGTTCATCAAACTCTTCCCCTAGTTTCTCAACTGCTTCACTGTAAGGTACAGATGTAAGTGGCTGACCACCACGACTGCCATCAGGGTAGCACGTAAACCCACGTAGCCTGTGAGCGTAGCTTGCTAAAGTATAAGCAAAGTCACGTACAGTATCTTCGTTGTTGAGTTTACTACCCCAAGCAGGAAGATTAATTGTAGAACTAATACTCATGTCTACATAGTCTTGTACGTCAGCTTGAAACTTTATCCTTCTTTCGTAGTCTGAAGCTAAGTCTAGAGCACTCTCAACTTGTTCTGGGTCTGTACCGTATAGATCAATGAGTTCTTGTGCAGCACTATCTACTACATATTGATATACCCATCGTGTATTCCCTTTTAAATATCTCCTCTTATATGCCACAGCAAAGATAGGCTCAATGCCTGTTGATGTACCAGCTAGTATGCCGATAGATCCTGTAGGTGCTATAGCTCTATTCGCTACTGGTTTGGTAATAGATAACTTCTCTGAGAACTCCTTAGAGACTTTATCAGACTCTCCCCTATATACTGAAAGCCACTGGTGTAACTCAGGAGTGACCTCATATTTATATCCTTTTTTTATGAGCCACTCGTGTACACCCATAAAGCCTAGACCTAATCTCCTATTTTTAGCTCTAACTTTATACACCTTATCGTAAGGTAGCTGTGCCTTTAATGTCCCACAGATAAGGAACATAGTGGCTAGACGTACAACATCCTTTAGCTCAGTAAGAGTTTCGATGCGTCCAAAGTTCAGTGAACCCAAGTTACATACATCACTATCGTCTGCACTTGTTACTTCAGTACAAGCATTACGTAGTGTCTCATTTTCTTTATCAAAGAAGTTAAACGAGAATCCGGGTTCGGCTGTCTTCATTGCTTGTTTAACATTAGCCTCAAACGTAAGGCCAACTGCACCAGTTTCGTAGTAGTTAAGTAGCCAATCCGTATCGTAGTTAACTGAGACATTAGTCATGTCAAGGGGTGCAGGGAAGTTAAAGTCTTCTTGCTTTATATCCCAGAGAGTTTTACCTGTGCTACCTACAGGCATTGATGCCCAATCTTTTGCTACCAAGAACTTATGGATGTCGCCAATTAAGACTAGCGTAGATAGCTGATCTTCTACTGCCACCTTGCATCACCCTTCTCCCAATCTCATTTATCATATTCATCTTAGGTATAGGACCAGATGCTTCGCCACCTGTCCTCTGTATTGGTGCGCCTTCTCCTCTGTAGATAGAGTAGTCTACTCCTATACCACCACCTGTCATCAGACAACTCTCTGACTTCCATGATAGGTTAGCCCAGTCTTCTCGTGTATCTTCTTCAGCTTTGAGTAGGTAACAGTTGTTGAAGAACTTGTTGAGTCTACCTGCGTAGTACAAGTATCTACCACCGGGTATAAACTTCATGTCTCGTATGTATTCTTCTAGCTGTTGCCTCTCTTCTTTAGATAGGTAAGCATCTAGGCTACCTGTTGCGTCAGGAGATTTACATACATCTTCTACAAGCGTGTGAGCTAATGCAGCCCACGTTTCTGCTCCATCATGTCTGTACTTGTGATTGAATATGTCTTCTGAGAATTTAGATCTCAGCATAGGGTTTAAGTTAGATCTGTATTGCATTATCTGTTGTCTCCGCTTCCTTTAATTTTACCTTGTCTCTTACGATTGTTTAGCTTGTCCATGTTTACTTCTATAACTTCTTTGAGTGAACTCTTATAGGCATTAGCTATAGCTGTAGCGTAGAACACTACGTCACCTAACTCTTTAACCATGTCAGCTTTTGACACAGACTTAGCATCACGTATAGTCTTCTGCATTTTACCTGCAACTTCACCTGCTTCACTCATCAAACCAAATAGATTTTCAAAGAGTCTTTTTTCTGGTGGTGTAATAATCATGTTCTCTACCCACTCACTATAAGCAGTGAACTGATCTATTGTATCGTTTACATCTAACTTACTATCAAAGTACCCCATCTTTTGTAGCTCCTCGTGTGTTACCATATTCTTACCTTTCTTGTATCTTTATATTAGTTATATTTATATCATCTATATCGTAGAATACATTCTCTACGAGTTCTCTTACATCTTGTTCGTGACCACCCTCATACATAGATAGTATGTTTGCTTCTTCGTCTACTTCTAATCTGAATGTTATACTAAAAGATTTCATAGCACATCTTTACCTTCTAGTACATTGATACGCATCTCTGCGTAGCGTCTAATCTTTTCTAAGTCTGTGATCTCTGACTCTACTGCATCCATACCTTCATATAACTTATGTCCTGCCCTGCTTGCATACTTAATTATGTTACCTATCTCAAAGGTAAAGCCATTCTGCATTATAAATGTTACTGGCTCTATAGCGTAACGAGTATAGTGAGAGGGTTCTTTTATTATGTCCTCTTCTTTTTTCTTTCCTGATAGATATTTAGGTACATCTATACTCATTTATCTTTCCTTTCAGTCTTTAGTACTATTCGTTTATGTTTAATTAGTTTACCTGTTTCTTTTAACCATGCTTCAGGTATAACCCTGTGAGCATACTTAAAGTTATTCTTCTCACACCAATCTGTATACGTACTTTTAGATCCTTTGTAAAGCTTTGCTTTAGCATTACTAAATATAAATCTAATGTCTAACTCTGGATGCTGTTGTCTTATACAATTATGCTTGTGTCTATCTTCAGAGTCGAAGATCCCTTTACTTTCTATTATGATTCCGTTGTCTAACAAAAAGTCTGGTGTGTAGGTACGATACCTCAAGTCTTCCCACTCTACTTTAAGTTGCTCGTACCTTACTTCAGTTTGTACCTCTTGTAAGAACGCAGCGATCTGTTTCTCAAGACCGCTACGATATTTATATGAGTTATGCCTACGAGGTTTTGGCATCTGTCTTTTCTTCAATAGGTTTCAGTATCTTTCTTAGCTCTGCTAGTTTTACTGTACCTGCTGCTTTAAGACAGTTAAGTTGATGGTCAAGTAGAGTTATAGCGTTCTGGTTTATCTGAACCTCTTGCACTAACTTCTTTTGATCCTCAGTTAAGTCTGCCTCTTCGTGTTTTACGTTGTCTATTGTAATTGTAGTCATGCTACTTCCTTTCCTATTTGTACATAGTCTATCATTGGTTTCTCTCTGGCCTGTGATACTAACGAGGGTTGTGTTTGTAGAGTAGGCCAACACTTATGTTTGTATGAACAGAAGCCACACTCAGTTGTAAGCTTCTTGTTACCTGTAGGTTTCTTGTAGAATGTTTCTTCTATTGCGTCAAAGCAACGCTCAAAAGGCTCATCATTATTTATGTAGTCATAAGTTTCTTCAATGTTATCAAGTACTTCTTTACTATTTACAGATGAAGCATTCACATATTTGAATTGACCTGTTCCTTGACTACCCACCAACCACCTACATCTTTGTCTGCTCCTTTAGCATACCCTACAAGTTGAGATACATAACCAAAGCTGTCTCCTTGTTGTAGTGTCTCTAAGTTTACAAACTTATTGTTGTATGACCAAGGGGATGCAGACTTTATGTCATCAACTTTATCATCTAAGATTAAGTCATACTCTCCTTGTATCTCTTTGTCATCACCTAACTTTAAGGTGACGTTGTTGTTGTCTTCAAACTGAACACCAGAAGCCCGAAGTAAACCCTTAAAGACAGCCTCCACTATATCACCTAACAACATATTCATTAGGAAGTGAGGTGGAAATGGAATCTTATCTTTAGGGTCATTCTTCTCGAACCAGAGTTGACACTTAGGACGCCCTACATTAGACATCCTAAGTTTAAACTCATCTCTAGGCTTCCCATT